CTATCAACGTAGCACTTGGATTATAATCAGCATTTACACCAAACTCAAATCTGTCTACAGATGACCATGATATAATTACAATATCTTCTCTATTAATGTTTAGGGATTGAATTTTTCTAGCTGTTCTCCAATTACTTGCACCAGGCAATGAAAGATTGTTTACTTGAGTACCAAGTTTATTAGCTAAAACAATTGGCCAGGTACAATGAATTCTCTCCTCTTCAGGAAGAGAAAAACCATATGTAAAACTATCCCCAAACGCATATAGCATTAATATATAAAAGGATCTTCTAGCTAGACCTCTTCTTAAAGATTGCTCTTATTGAGAGCATTTTCACTATCCAAATCCTAGTTCCGTCTTAGCAATAATATACTTCTTAACAAATCCTGATCTCACTATATCATCCACTAAAAACTCAATATAGTCAACATCTGCGACAGTATTTAAGATCTTCATAAAGTCTTTTAGACCAGACTTATCCTTTGTTGACTGGAGATCTGTCTGTCTATAGTCACCACAGAAGATGATCTTGGAATAGTCACCCACTCTTGTAATGACTGAATCAAGTTCACCAAATGTCATGTTCTGGATTTCGTCTACAAGGATGATTGTGTTATCTAATGTAAGACCTCTTATAAACGATGTTGACATAAACTCAATTACGCCAGCCTCTTTAAGTAGGTCGTACCCATCAACTCTTTGGGTTAGACAATTAATGATTTCTCTATATGGTTGCTCGTATACGCTTAATTTTTCTTCTAGTGTTCCTGGCATGAAGCCCACATCTCTTGTTGGAACACAACTGCGGACTATTGCAATGCGTTTGAACGCTTTATGCTCTATAACTTCTTTTAGAGCGAGGTAGAGGCTGACGAACGTCTTTCCAGTGCCTGCGATACCGTGTAGTAGTAAATGAGATTTGTAGAATGATTCAAATACTTTCTGTTGCGCTTTTGTTATTGGATATATCTGATGTAGCTTGACTCCTTGCTGATGTTGGTTACCGTTAACTGCTAGTCGAAGTTTCTTCTTAGCTTTGTTTGGCATTGAGTACTACCCTTTGTTACCATGTGTTGACGTTGGACCTCTTATGATGGGATTTTATATTTTTAAGGACGTCACGGAACCCAGCATCTGGCTTTTTAAGGCCGAGGCGTATTGGATCTCCGATGGGCGGAGCCTGTGTGATAATGGTCTTCAAATGAGGATTGGCAACGAGGTACTCTTCTCGTGCGGAGATTGACATGAACTCCTCATGGACCTCACCCGTAAGGGTGTTTTCAAATGTGTATGTAGGCATATGTTTATTTATCTATCTTGAAATCTTTGCCTGTAAGATTATTGACAAATTCAATAAATTTTTCTGCTTCCTTTTTTTTACCATTCACTGTCATAAAAATTACGGCTGCACTGACCCCGGCGAGTGTGCCCTTGGTTGCACCTTGGAAATACATCCAGGTACCAAATACACAACTCATAAAAAACCAGAGAATGTGGATTGCATATTGTTCTATCATTATTAGCGCCTATAGTCTAAGTCGTAATCATCAAACAAGTCTTCTTCCATGTCTTCACTTGAAAGTCTCTTTAGCGTGTCAAGATCGTGGCCTCTTAAAGCATTACGAATATGCTTCTCACTACGGTCCTTCTGCTTTGGTTTAGATGGGCGGTCCTCATAATCCTCAAAGCGCTGGTTACGAGAATACTTCTTGATCGTCATGGAACTATAAACCTCTTACTTAACATCATCCGGTAGGATATCAGGGAATGCTAACTTAGCAACATCAGCTGTGATTCCCTTATACAGCTTATGTAGTTTCTTGTCCTTGGCAGCAATCAACATCAATGCTTCAGGACCAGGAAGGGATTCTAGAATAGTAATGAATATATTCTCACGCTTAATCTTGTTGAGGTTCTGACCTGGCTGGTCAACTAGGTAACCCATCTTACGAGATTCAGCATGGAGGTAACCACGATGGTAATCGTACTGGTTCTCAGGCACTGGCTTATAAGGAGGTGCTCCTTCTGGCAAAGCTGCTGCTACATTAGGATGAAAGGCTAGCTGAAGAACACTCTTCATAGCAAACGAATCATTTGCCTTTAGGACATCAGCTCTTTCCTGCTTTGTCTTATAGCGGCAAGCAACTTCAAACACATCACATACGTTACTGTTCATTAGAATTCTCCAATATGTTCCATTAAGTTTTTTAACTTGAATTTGATAAAGTAATTAAGTAGGTCTGCTTTCTTCTTACCTTCTTGCTCATTATATTGAGCAAGAATATTCTTATAGACCTCACTTGGAATCTTCGATAGGTCTACTAGTGCCTCGTTTCTCTTATAGCCACGGAGCATGTTTTGGTCACAAAAGTCTTCTGGATTAGAATGCTTGACCCACTGGTCAAGACTCTTCTGGCGAACTGGCTTCTGTCTAGTACCAGAGATGAAACAATCATCACCTGATAGGAAGTTAGGAATACCATCACCAGAGTCACCCCTCATAATATGTTCCTTGAGATATAACTCAGGATTCTTATGAGAGATAAACTTCTTACGGACCGGATCGTACTGAGTGACGTTGACAAACTTCTGAAGCTGGATGAAGTCCTTATCCCCAGAGAGGATAAGAATCTTTTCTGCACTGCCTGTCATTAGCAATGAACCATTGTGGTGAACAAGGGCTGAGATAATATCATCTGCTTCTGCCGTCTCGATCTTTAGGACTCGATATGGAAAGTACTCCTTCAGCTCTTCCCGAATCTTATTGAAGCACTCGAAGATCGAGGTCCAATCAATATCAGATTCCTCTCTAGCCTTCTTTCGGTTGGCTTTGTAGTATGGGTAGATCTTTCTACGCCAATAGTTCTTATCGTCACATGCAATAACGATCTCACCATACTCTTCACCAAACTTTTGTTTGTATGAACGAATGGCATTTAAGACCATGTGTCGAACAAGGCCCTCTTCTATTTTGGCATCAGTATGGTTCCCAAGCTGCATCATCAGGTTGGAAATCATTACTTGGTTTAAGTCAACGATTATCATGTAGGTTCTTCTTCATTAGGGTCTAGCTCATCATCGAAACTTTCGAAATCTGCTTTGACCCATTCACTATCCAGAAAAAATTCAAGTCTGTTAAAGTATTTATCAAATTCATCTACAAACGAATGTAGAGGATGATGTTCTTCCCTATACCGTAGTATAATGGAAAAGATTGCTTCCCTCAACAGCAAGACATCCTTTCTGTCAAAGTCTTCTGTCTCAAAACCATATGCTCTGAGCAACATCATTGTCTTATTGAACACATCAGTTGCTTCAGGACCAGCCTCATGGTAAGCCTCAACAAAGCTTTCGAGATGCCTTGTCCTTTTCATCTTTGGTTCCATCTTCTTCTGACGGAACTCAGCTAGGCTAACGACATTGTCGTTATTCGAGGATTCCATCTTCCTCTTCCTTTGCTAAGACATTGTCTGTAAAGTAAGGAGTGTTGAATGTTGGAACCATATCAAGCTCCGTAAACCCATCATCCTTCATCTCCTTGACCAGCTTTAGGGCATCTGTCTTATTGAGGTCAAAGAACTCAATGATACCACCATCAGCGTTCCGAACAAATACAGAAAAGGTATTAGAAGCCATGTGCAAATCCTATAAAGAAACCAATAAACCAAGGAGCGAGAGCAATGATGATAAGAGCAATTAGGAAGCGCTTCATTACCAAACCCTCAAGAGGACAGTGAACTCATTCAGTCGGCCATTCATCGGCTTGGCAACAGCCTTGATAGCATCGAACTGTTTGTTGAGTTGAGACTTAGAGGCATTCATTACAACCTTGAGGAACTCCTCAGGCTTTCGAAGCTTCTTGGATACGCTTTGCTCAAGCTCAATGTTAAGAAGGCTCGAACGCTTAAACTGGATGTTGCTACCAACATAGCGGCCAAGCTGACGAGTCTTAGTGTTGAAGATCCAAAGTTGCTCAGAGCCAAGAACCTTCTGGGGGTGGATTGAACCAACCTTAAACTCGGTAGACTCCTTCAGGTACCTGACCTTCGACAACATCTTCTCGACGTTTGGCTTACGGACCTTACGGACACGAGCAGCCTTCTTAGTCTGCTCAAGCTGAGCAAGATCAGATTCCAACTTCTCGTAGAATGCAACAAGGACCTTGAT